TGGCATGGTTACCTTTTGGCACCTTTTGACACGTCCGGCATGGGACTTCCTTTATCTTCCAGGAGCCGCATTGGTTGCATCTCTCAGGTTCTAATTCTACCGAATCTTTATTAATATCTCCGTAAATAGGGAGCAATAGTTGAATCAGGTCTTGAAAGCGCATGAAAGCAAGATACTGTGAAGCATCTTCACCCTGTCCATTCATACGCACCACCACGGCGCTTAGTTCCTTACCTTGCGTCCTCTTCTCCACCTGTTTCAACCATGCTAGGGGCTGGAAGTCGCTTCTTGCCTTGACTTCTATGTCGAACGGGACATTATGAATGTCTTTCCCAGCCCCTCGACCAATGCTCGCGTTTCCCCACCATTGCGAGAGATAGGCTGCAACCACTCGCTCAGTCCGAAAGCCTCGGTCTTTTCTGCTTCTAGTCATAGGTCTACGCTATGCCTTGCCAGCAGAATTAACTATGCCACAATTACAAGTCCATGACTGTTTCATGTAGCGTTCTTTAATTTGTTGAATGGTTGGGTGAGCATTACATCCTTCACAGATGATAGCCCAGCCCATGTCCTGAAGAATCTGCGCAGATGCTCGAATATGGGCCAGCGCATCTTCATCTGGAAATTCTTCCCATTCATTATCTTGATTCTGGAAATATAATTTACCCACGCTTCACCTGCGGCTGCCAAGTTCCATCCTTGGCTATTTCATACCAGATAGGGTCACACGGGATTTTACCTCCGGGCATATCTCGCGTACTGGTTTCAGGACATCTCCACATCCCATACTGCTTACCAGCCTTGCTGGTTCCAGTCTTCCAGATTCGAGCCCCATGTACGCAACTCTCGTCCGGCGCAGTCCCACCCAGTAATTGCTTCACCGTCTCTACTGCTGTTTCCATAGTCTGAACTGGCGCAGCAAAACTTTGGTTCCATGGGTCAGATTCTACGGGAACCGGGACATATTCTTTAGATGTTTCAGCCATTTTAGCCTTTACATTTTCAATGTTAGCCTTTACTTCAAGTCCCCGACTAACTTTGCCCATTTCCTCACGGCTCGCTCGCTTTCCTTTCGTAGCGTATCCTGCGTTAGCAAGCGCTCTACCGATAGCGCTAGTCTCACAATTTTCCAATGCACTCGTAGCATTAACACCCCTACCCTGGACCGTTTCTTCTGCCAAGCCAGTCGTCCAAGGCCTAGGGTCTGCCTCTGTACGAAATATAGAAGCCTCAACAATAAAACGGCTAACTGTGCTTTCCAAGAGTCTGGTTTGAATTTGTCCATCTGGGTAATCCTTCCAAAACTTAATTAGGCGTTCTTCTACTGTTTCATAATCTTCTAGATTAAACATATAGTTCGTTCTCCTGGTTTCTTAAAAATCCTGATATAGCAAAGTATGCGCTTCCGTCGATGTAATTATCGACTTTTCCAGTTTCCATTGACCTAGCGATTTTGACCAACGCCAAACACATAGCCACTTGGTAGTCAGTAACCGGCATTTCGAGGTATGCAGACCATAAGGATGCGGTTCTGGACATATTGTCCGTCGGGTGTCCATAGTCCATTCCACGGTCTTGGATGACTGCGCGGGCTTCTGTAAGGTAGTCACCGGCGTTCATCCATTTACTTTCTGAAACTGCTCGATACGGCCCTCTATCTGTCCATCATGAAACCCAGTCTTATACATGAGAAGACCAAGTAGGCCATGAGTGCCTAATAAAATTAATTGTAGAACTGTCATTTTATCTCCCTTCAACCGTGTTTCGGTTGTTAAGAGAACACTACTAGAATCTGACGCGACATCCACCTAATTTAGGTAACGAAATGGTAACGAAATCGACCTCTTCGTCTCCTAAGTCAGGTCTAGCGAACCCTTCCATAGACCTTACCCTGGACAATAAACGTCCCGTTCTTTTCAATGTTAATTAAGTCAACCTGAACGTTAGTTCCATGAACGTACATGATTGCAAAAGCCATCTGCCAATTGGCCGACCCCTTTGTATAACCCGCCTGCTTAAAGTCCATTAGGTTTCCTACCTCAACACCATGTAGAACACGCCCTAAACGGCCCCCTGAGGCCTCTGTGAAGGCGCTACGGCCTGCTCTGTGAGTATGTCCCGAAATGACGTTTTTACCGTGTCTACGAGCCGCTTCTAAGGCTGAAAGGCCTCCTAGATTCTTAATAGGTGTATGGTCGCCATGTACCGCTATCCAGCCTGGCGCAATAGGCATAGGGTTCTTATGAAAGGTAATCCCTAATTCGTCGAACTTCATGAACTTCTCAAATCGCAACTCGGGCAGGCTGAGAAACGATGGAATCTTCTTCATGATGATATTATAAAGTCTATCCGTATGGTTGCTTCGGATGCAGTCAGTAACACCCAGTTCCCAGAGAAGGTTGACGCACCTATCTCGGTCATCGCCAAGAGTCTGCTCATAGGCTTGAGGGGTTCCCTCACTCCATTTAGAGATAGTCTGAAAGTCAATTTCGTCGCCTATCGTAACTGTCTGGTCTGGCTTAAACTTCTGTAGGAATCTTGCTATGTTCTGAGTTACATGGACATCCTCAAAAGGAACCTGTAAATCGCTCAGAATAACGATTCTTTTCATTTAATCCTCGTCGTCGTCCTCATAGGGGATATTGTCGATTCGATTAGGCAAGTTAGGGATAATCCAGTCTGGAAATGACTCACGGTCCCCTAAAATCCAGAAAGCATGAGTCTCTGAGAAACCAGCCTTACGCAGAGATTTGTAATACTCATTAAGCGCTATTGCATAAGCGTCTAATTTAGAATAAGTATCTAGGTCTATGGTTGGTCGTTTCCTTGCCATAGGATAAGTGTTACTTACCTAACATCTCAATAATGGTATCGACACGCGTTTCTAAACGATTTACCTGGTCTTTGATACTTGAGCCGCCATTGGGCTTGAGTTCTGTCAGGTAATGCTTAATCATGAACTGGGTATATGAAGCAACACCACCAAGAACAGTGACAACACCCACAGCCCAAGCAGCATAATCCACTGCGCTCATTTTTTAGGAGTGGCGTATCCGAATACACCTGCAACTATAGAGCCAAGGATTGCTCGGTAGTCCAGAGCAAAATTTGAGGTAGTACCCCAGACTGCCAAGAAAGCACCAATGCTCATTAGATAAGGATTCTTCATATTCATTTTGTTCCGCCTAACATGGGTATATTAAAGAACGAACCGTCTGTATCGCCCTTAGTAGTGAAAGAGATATGGCAATGATGGTTATGCGGATTGCTTCCAGAATACTTTCGCCAGCGCCAGCCCATGCGAGACGATGCGATTCTTCCGTTAAATATGACGTAGGAGATTCTCTTATCTCCGGCCTTGGCGCAAAGTCGAATCTGGTCAGCAATGTCTGGCATGAGGTCGGGCTTCGCTGTACCAGATACATCTCGGTCAACGTCGATAGCCCTAACCGTTGCGCTATCAGCGCTTGGAATATGGTCAGACTTACCACCCGCGACATGGCGAGCATCTGCGACCCATCCATCGCTGGCTCTATCTCGGTCTGGAAAACTATCATCGAACTGCTCTCTGAGTTGTTTTCCTGCCTTGCATAAAATTGGTTTCATTATTTCAGCAAGATTTGTGCTTCTGCTTCAGTAATGCCCAACTTCTCTAAAATAGCAGTACGAGTCGCTTCACGTTCTTCTCTGGCTGCTTTGTCCGCTTGGAACTTGGCTTCATCGAGTTGATATTGAGAAAATTCTTCATCATTCATTTCTCTGTCAATGATTTCATTTGTTTCTGAATCATGGATTCTAATTACTGGACGTTTTGCTATTGGCATTAGTTGACTCCATATACATAGACGGTTCCGGCTGAGAAACTTCCTGATTCGCGACCAATAACAACGCTTGTTACTGCGTTATTGCTCATTAAATAGCCATTTGAAAATGCGTTATGACGTACGCTTGCATCTGTCAAATGTCCACCCTGATATTGAAATGGCTTATATGCAGTTGTCGAAGCATAATTTTTAAAATAGACCATGTAAAAATTAGTAGCATCGTTATTATTTGCATAAGCATTTGTGCCAAGTTGGTCGTTATAAATTGTATATGCTGAGGTCGAACCACCATTGTTTGATGTTGCGCCTGAGCCATAACAATTTGATACGTTATTTGGCTTTATCAAAATCTGACCACCGCCGCCAATTTGATTAACTACCAAAACATATAAATCCTTATAGGATTGAGATATGCTTGAAACTGTTGTGCTTGTGCCTGAAAGAGTTGTAGTTGAAAGCAATGTCATTCCACCGCCGCCGGCAGGGGTTGCCCACGCTGGCGCACCGCTTGAAACGGTTAATACCTGGCCTGTTGTGCCAATGCCCAAGCGGTCAAAAGTTCCAGAGCCAGTTCCCTTAATTAAATCTCCAGCAGTTGTAATTGCTGTTGCCATTGAATTCGTTACGGTTACTGTGCCTGAAGTACCGCCGCCTGAAATACCAGTACCAGCAGTAACGCCAGTAATGTCGCCAACGTCGTTAGTAATCCAGGTGTAATCTAAATCAGTATTAGTTGCTTTAGAAAGAATTTGACCAGTTGTCCCGCCCTTGAGGTCAATAAAGGCTGTATCGATGTCCTGACCAAGTGCTGCAATGGCGGTTGCGCCATCCTTTACTAAGTCAGTCGACTGAGGAATGTCCCAGCCAAAGTTGGTTGTAGTTGTTGCCATTAGGCTACGGCTCCTATCGCGTTATTCCATGTGAGGGTCGGACTTAGGGTGTTCCAAGTCTCGGCTGCTGATACCTGCTCCCATTTTACAGTAACTTGGGAGAAGTTTATAGGAGAAGCGTTAAAAGTCACGCTTAGATTATTTAGGCTGGCTCTGAAGGTCCAGCCTTCAACGTAGCCCTGGAATGAGCCATCGTTGATATTGCCTGGCAAATTCTGAATCCAGACTGGCTGGTTCATAAAAATGCTAATTAAAGCATCCCGGTCTGAATTGTCTATTTCAGGATTACCTAAAACGAAAGTAATTCCCTGGAATTTAGGATATGGATAAGCCCTAAGAGCAATGTAACGGTTAGCCAAAGATTCTGCGTCTGCGGTATTTTTAATTCTAGAAGTGAAGGATTCCGCATAAAGCCCATATAAAGATTGGCTAGTTGTATCCTGGGCTGTATATTGGCCCGAGCCAGTATTACCATAATTTATATGATAATAATTTCTTAAATCTCCGGCTCTAGTGGTTGAAGCCAAACCGACACCGTTGGCATTGTTAGCGTCCAAGGTAGTATATCCATTAGCCGCTAGATAGTCCTGTCTATGAGTCGAATCGGCATACCCGATATTGCCGTTTGCGTCCTCGTAAAGAATTCCAAAGGCTGAGTTAGCAATTTCTGAGCAAAGAGAATAAAGGTCAATGTCGCTAGATGAGCGGGCTATCATTTCGTAATCGCCCGGACGGTCAATCTCGCCTAGACCTAGATTAACAGCGTTTGCCCAAGTTTCAGTAGCGTTATAAGTAGCCCAAGTCTGAGCGGCTGGAACTTCGTTCCATTGCCCTAAAAGATAGCCAGAAAGAAGTGTATAAATTTGGTCGCCGTCTTGGTCGCTTGAAAGGATTCCGGCATCAATAATCTTAGGAAGTTTAGCCAAAGCGCCTAGAGCGGTAATCGTGGCGCTTGTCGTAAAACCAATAGTTCCCGCTCGATTTACTGCAATAGTAAAGTCTGAAATCGTTCCACCAAATATAGGAACATAGGTGGCAGAGGAATTGGTTACTTCTACTGTAAGTGAAGTTCCAACGGTAAAGTTATAACTAGAATTATCCAGATTGATTAGTTGAAGTTGGCAATAACCCGCCACAGGTTGAGCATAGATATCTGTACGGCCTGAAGTGATGGTTAAATTAGCAATAGTTACGTCTGTAACTTCTTGGCTATCTACCAAGATTCTGTAGGTTGGGGTCCAGACTGTCATGCAAAGACTAGCCCAGAACTGCCGAGAGTTCCTCGGGCTGACGAATCGTTAAGAAGACCTACAATTTGGCGGGCTGTAGATTCAGGGTCTATTGCACCATTAACCGTAATGTTGGTAGTACCAGCGTTAGGATTGTAATTAAGACCAGTGGAAGGATTATAACTAATCATACCGTCCGAAGGCATAGAAGACGCTGGAGAAGAACCTACAGAAGCGCTTACAGAAGCATTTGAAAATGATGCTCCGCTAGATGCTGACGCCCCAGTAAAAAAGTTAGTAACTGGGTTATTTTTTAAGAACTCGATAATTGACTTTACTCTGTTATAAATGGCGTTTAGTTTGTCAACAAAGAAGGCAAAAGTATCAACTAGCCCTGCAACAATTTTACCCAAAGCCTCAAAAGCCTTACCGAGAACCGTTCCAATAATAGGGGCTAAGTAATCTTTAGCAAAGTTATAGATAGTTTTCATGAAGTTATAGAAAGGCTGAAGTTCGTCGTTATTTTCTTTAAGAGAACCGCTAACTGCATTGAAGGCTGATTTAAGCCCATCAATGATTGGTCTAATAACCTTCATTACTGGGGTGAGTTTGTCTCCGATATTGCTAGTAAAATCCTGAATAGCAGGGATTACTTTATTGACAATAAGTTCAACCATGGGAGTAATGGCAGTGAGAATATAAGCACCCACTGTTTCCTTACCTTCATCGAAAGCAATTTGAAGACGAGTCAACTTACCCTGGAATGTATCGGCCTTTGCTGAAGCCTGGTTTTCAAAAGTGTCTGCTAGTTTTGCAGTAATCTGGTCCATGCTCATGGTCTTGAGTTGAGCAGATGTTAATCCAATACCTAACTTACCAAGTGCGGCAGTATTGCCTTCGGCGGCCTTTGCCATCGCGTTAGTGACGGCCTCGAGAGACTTGCCACTTCCGGCAGATACGTCTAGAGCAACCGCCTGTAACTTCTGGGCCTTCTCAACGTCTCCAGTGGCTCTTGCAAGGCGTTCTAGAGATGGTCGAAGGTCTTCGTCTGTAACACCAAAAGCAAGTGATGTCTTAGTAATATAATCTTCAGTGGCTGCTATCTGAGCATCCGTTGCGCCTGTTACATTTTTAAGAGTAAGAGCGAGTTTAGTTTGAGCGGCTGCGTCTTCGATTGCTGATTTAACGCCATCGATTGCTAACTTGCCGGCATAAGCAACTGCGGCTGCGCCTGCTGCTGCAAAAGCCAGTCCAGCCTTCTTGCCAAAATCTCCGACTTTATCGCCAAATGTAGAAACGTCTTTATCGGCCTTGTCTAGATTCTTGGTGAAGTTATCGACGTCGGCAAGGAGTTTAAGCGTTAACGCTCTAGTACCTGTAGCCATTAGCCCCACTCCTTCAGAATCTTGTCAAATGATTCAGTCCATTTTGCCACTATCTGCGGTTGAATCT